TTGTGCCTTATGTGAATATTTACGACTGCAGAAATATAGTGAAGCGATACACAAAGGCACTGCAACAGAAAGGAGTTTCTTTATGAGCTTAAAACTGGGATTTAAAGGCAGCACAAAAAAGCGACTTGACGACATTACCACAATGGTAAATCTACTGCTGCAGCAGATGTTTAGCGGAAAAGTAACTAACAACGAAAATGTCAACAACATTACTTTTGTTACCCTTGCAAAACTGGGACATATAGATGATGTTACCGCAGGCGAACATACAGAACTGTTCAGCGAATGGAAAAGTGGCAACAGTTATGCTGCAGGAGATTTGAATGCATATCTGGGCAATTTGTACCGATGCCTGCAGGCGCATACTGCACAGGACGACTGGGCGCCACCTGAAACACCTGCATTATGGAAAAGTGTATCCAATATTACGGAAGAATTTCCACAATGGAGTCAGCCTATAGGTGCAACCGACTGTTATGCCCTTGGGGATAAAGTAACACACAGTGAAAAACGCTGGGAAAGCACCTGTGACGGAAACGTTTGGGAACCTGGTGTGTATGGCTGGGAAGAAGTAATTTAGGAGGATTTCTATTATGGAATTTTTAATGGCTGATGTTTCTCGCTATCAGGGAGACGTAGACTGGGAAAAAGCAAAAGCCGACGGAATACAGTGGGCTATGCTGAAAACTGTATCTACTAATAACAGAGAGTTTGGCGGTTTATACGTAGACCCATTTTTTGAAAGAAACTACGCAGAGTGTAAACGCCTTGGTATTCCGGTAGGTGTTTACTATTACACTTACGCACAGGACAAAGCTTATGCAGACAAAGAACTGGCACTGTTTAAACAGGCTGTAAACGGCAAAACATTTGAATTGCCGTTAGTGGTTGATGTTGAAGATAATCTCTTAAAGCCGCTTTCCGCAGATGCACTTACCGACATTGTTATATATGCCCTTGAAACCATTGAAAGTTGGGGCTGTTATGCAATGCTGTATACATACCTGTATTACCAGAATACAGAATTGAATATGACAAGGCTTGCGGATTATGATTTGTGGCTTGCTGCATATCGCGACAACAGACCTACTGCACCGAAACACAACATATGGCAGTTTACAAGCGAAGGGCAAATTGACGGATTTAACGGAAATGTTGACCTTAACTACGCATACAAGAATTACCCTGAAATTATCCTTGGAGCAGGCCTTAACGGATTTGCGGCAAATGGTACTTCTGCCCTTTCCAATGAGCCTTGCAAGCTGATTATCGGACCAATGAGCACTGGCGACAGGGTTACAATCGGCAAGATGTTGCACAGTCTTGGCATAACATACACAGTTACTGCAGAGGGCTATGTAATTACCGATGCGGAAGTGGATTACAAAAACAAACTTAAAATCGAAACAAAGTGCCGTCAGATAACCAACATTGTTATAAAAGACCTTATGGACATTGAAATACCTGCAGAGTGTATCTGTTCCGCCTGCACTCAACTTGCGGAATACGAATGGAAAAACACCGAATTGCAGGCAGAAAACAATTATCTGAAAGAAACTTTGCAGAACATTAAAGATATGATTCGTGAAACTGAAATGTAAAAAATATAGGGCGGCTTCTTGCTGCCCTTTTTCAGAAAGGAGTGGTTTTATGAAACTGAAACAGGCTATTGCACGAGCCGATGCAGCGCGCCCCAATATGATTAGTGAAGAAACAAAGGCTGGCTGGATTTTTGAATTGGAGGGCGAATTTGCGGAACTTATGAACAAAGAGCCGCCTGTTAATAGCTGGCGCGGTGGCGGCAAGGACATAGAACTGCTTATGCCGTTTCCACACGACAACGTGTATGAGCTGTACTTGTGTGCAATGATAGACAACCACAATCAGGAAAGCGCAGCTTATGCAAACGACCTTGTTGTTGCCAATGCTGCTATTGACGCAGCAAAAGCTTGGTGGCGCAGACATAATCTGCCACAATACCCTAAAAAGAATTTTTGGAGTGTGATGTAGTATGAGATTGCCGAAAGTTCCGTACGCAATTAAACAGCAGCAGTCAGAAATTATGCAGCTGCGCGGCATAGATTTTTCTGACAACTATAAGGACGGTGCGCTGGCGGAGAGCAAAAACCTTTCCACGAGGCGCTTTCCTACCTTCTGCACGCGCAGAGCAAGAGAAAAACAGGATAAATATTCTGCAGCAACAGCTATTACGGCGTGGAACAAACTTGTTGTTGTACAAAATGGCCGTTTGTTCTACGACGGTGAAGATGTTGGCGAGATAACCGACGGCGATAAGCAGTTTGCTGTAATTAACACAAAACTGGTGATTTTCCCTGACAAGGTGTATTTCGACATAGACGAAAAAGAAATCAAACCTTTAGGAGCAAAACATACTGGAAAAGGCGCAACCTTTGCGACAAACAAGATAACAGTAAGCTGGGATGTTGATTTTAAAAAACTTTTTAAGGATGGCGACTGCATTACAGTAAGCGGCTGCACAGCCAACGAAGCCAATAACAAAGACATTGTTATAAAAACTGTCGAAGAAAAGGTCTTGAACTTTGAGGATGACACCCTGACCGCCGCCACCGAAACCGCAGAATTGACATTTGAACGTAAAATACCTGATATGGATTATATCTGTGAAAGTGAAAATAGGCTGTGGGGCTGCAGCAACAAAGAACGCAGTATTTTTGCAAGTGCGCTTGGCGACCCAACAAATTTTTATATTTACAGTGGACTTTCTACCGACAGTTATGCGCTGGCTATCGGTAGTGAAGGTGATTTTACTGGATGCTGCAAGCTGAGCAGCAGTGTTCTGTTTTGGAAAAACAATATGCTGCATAAAATACTTGGCAGCTATCCTGCAGAATATGCACTGTATGACTATGAAATTGAGGGTGTCCTGACTGGTTGCCATAAAAGTCTGCAGGTTATCAACGAGACTTTATTCTATATGAGCGCACACGGTGTTTACGCTTACAGCGGCGGCTCGACTGTATTTGTGTCTGATATTTTTGGCGAAAGACAGTTTGTTGACGCCGTGGGTGGCAACAACGGTAATGCTTATTATTTGTCTGCACGTGAGGGCGACAAATGGCACTTGTTCACTTATGATATAAAAAACGGCATCTGGATGCAGGAAGACAATACCCATGTTATAGACTTTACTCGTATCGGCAAGGATGTCTATTTTCTCACCAACGACGGTGATGTTTACCTTGCTGACAGCGGCAAAGAAGATAATACAGTTGAATGGCTTGCAAGGTTTACGCCTTTTTATGAAACTATCGAAGGGCGAAAGCGATACAGCAAAATTATTTTGAGGCTGCAATTACCGAAAGGCAGCTGGCTTAAAGTCGAAACGCGTTGTGACGGTGGCCGCTGGATAGAAATTAAGAAAATGCTTGGCGACACCTATGATGCAAAGGTGCTACCTGTTGCGGTTAACCGCTGCGACAAATTTGAGATAAGGCTAACCGGCAAAGGACAGTTCGCTATGCTTGGTGTTATGAGACAGTTTTCTGTAGGAGGTACTGCATAATGGCAAATACATTCCCTGAAAAACTGGACAAGATAAACTACGACGACCTTAAATCTGGTGTACAGCAGCTTGAAGCATACATCAGATATATGTGTGAAAGAACGGACTTTGCGGTTGCCAATGTTACAAAGGTGGCGGCAAAGGCTGGCAATATAGGTTCGGACGTTATCGTACAGATACAGGAACTTGAAAAAAGCGTAAGTGTGCTAAAAAGTCAGGTATCTGGGATGTCCGGCAGCATAACAGGTATTAACAATAAAATGGAAGAAATAAACGATGCTCTTGAAAAACTTGACACACGCATCACAGACCTTGAACAAACAGATGTGACGGAGTAAGGGAGGAATAAACAATGGCACTTGACCCAAGAATTGAACAGAGACAGGCGCAGATTGAAGCGCAAAAAAGAGCAGCTGCTCAAAAAGCTGCAGCTGCAGCAAACAGCGGTTCTTCGTGGAATCCAAGCGGAAGAACTGGCGGCACAACAAGCACCGGTGATGTACGTGTATGGAACCAGCCAGAAAACGTATACACTCCGCCTGCTGCACCAAGTGGCGGCAGCGGATATAAAAGCGGCGGCAGCTCTGGCGGCAGTGCCGGTGGCAGCACATACACTGCAACTGCTGTAGCTGCGCCGTCTTATGCAGAAATACCAGAATACAACAGCAAATATGCAAGCCAGATTGAAGCGCTCGCAAACCAGATTTTAGGCCGTAAATTCAGCTACAACCCTTTTGACGACCCTCTGTATAAAAATTATGAAAAGCAGTATACGCGTATGGGCGAAAGAGCACTTGAAGATGTGATGGGCATACTTTCTGGAAAAACTGGCGGTATGGCTTCGTCTTATGCAACAAGCGCAGCGCAGCAGGCAAACAATGCGTACCTGACTGAGCTTTCCGACATTATCCCTGAACTACAGCAGGCTGCTTATGAAATGTTCCTCAATGAAGGAAATTCTATGATTGACAGTCTTAATTCCTTAATCAGCAGGGATAATATTGACTATTCCAGATATCGTGACACAGTTAACGACATCAACGAATACAATAACAACTTGGCTAAGCAGTACACAAGTGCATCCAAGAGCAACGACGGCAGCAGTATTGAAAATTCACTTAATTTTCTTGTTGACAGCGGTGCTATTGATGCCGACACTGCAGCAAGTATTTATCTTGGCAATCTTGCAGGCGGCACACAGTATGTTGAACAACAGAAAAAGAAAACTCACTCTCAGGGCGGCCGCTAATATATAGGAGGTTTTACAATGGGCTTTGATGTTGCAAAATATGCAAAACAGAAAAATCCGACAGAAACAACCGGCACAAACTACAGCGCAGACAAAGAAACAAAGTTTGACGTTGCTGCTTATGTAAAAAACAAACAGCAGTTACAGCCTGTACAGCAGAAAGTTTTTACAAAGGCAAGGTTTGCTGACAATGGTGTTGACGACTGGCTTTCCAGCATTGATACACTGCAGCGCAGTATTGATTTCAGACATAGAACAATGCCTAATCAGCCTGTGCTTAAAGACGACGATTTTGCCGCTTATCGTGATACGATAGGCGGCGTTGTTGAAGCTTTGAGCGGCAACGACATAAATTCTTACAGAAATTTTGTAAATCAGAACGCTGCAAAATACGACGAAACATACGGCAGCGGCACTGCACAGAGATACCTTGAAAACATTGCCAAGGGCGAAAAATACCTTGCTGATGTGACAGGCATACTTGATGAAATGCAGAGCCATATGTCCCCTAAAATGTTTGTAACAAAAGACAGCACACGACCAAGCGGCATTTCCACATATAAAGAAAATGTTGATGTTTTAAAAAAGTTGGATGAACAACTTGGTATAGCTGAAAATGCACCTGCAGCCACGGAAGAACAGCTTGATAACTACGCAAAGATGCAGGAATTGTTTGCCAAAGCACCGCGTAAAGGCAACCTTAAAGACAACACTGTCAACAGTTTTCTGCGCGGTTACTGGAACAGTAAATATGCATCTGAACGATATGATGACATTACATACGGCGGCAATAATGCTGATAAGTACAAAGCTATGCTGGAAGACGATAAATTTAACTTTACATCTGACGGCTTTGGCGGTGTAGTATCCGGCGCTGCAGAACTGCTTGGACAGCAGTTGTTTCAGCTTACTAACCCACAGTCTGCTGCAATGGGCGCAGGCGCTGCAGGTGTGGCCGCTGCCGCAGGACAAATGGGACCGCAGCTGCTATTGCCAGAAGAAATTGTAACCGTGCCTACAGCATATATCGCCGGCGCAACTGCAGGCAGCAGCTTGCAGAACTTTAAAATTGAAGCGGCACACGCTTATGACGAAATGCTGGAAAACGGTATCAGTGAAGATACTGCACAGGGCGTTGCAAATATTGTTGGTGTAGGCAATGCTGCTTTGGAAGCTGTACAGCTGGATGAACTTATTGGTGCATACAAAGTGCTGCGAACAGTTAATGGTGACGCCGCACAGTCTTTGGCAAAGAGGATTGGCAAAGTTATTATTGAGTTTGCAGGCAATGTTGGCAGCGAAACCGCAGAGGAAGTTGCACAGGAAGCCACAACAATGACAGGTGTACAGGCTGCAAGCCTTTTGGACGGCAAGGGTGGCGTATACACCGCAGAGGAATATCTTGACCGCCTTGCTGAAACTGCAAAACATTCTGCGCTTACCTTTGGTTTGTTAAATGTTCCGAGTGCAGGGATAAGCGGATACAGAGCTTATCGAAATGCACCTACAGATGCTTTGGGCGATGCCACGCTGTTGCAGAAGACGGACGCACAGGAAATAAACGAACAGGTTGTGCAGCAGATTGCATCTGAAATGGAAGCGAAAGCAATATTCGAAGCTGCAGCACAGCAGATGACGGAAGAAGCTGACCTTGCAAGCCCTGACAGTGCATATATAGAAGAACAGCAGACAAACATCCCTACTGAAATTGAAAACGCAGAAAAGGGCGAATTTGAAGTCCCTGCGATTGTGGACTTTGAGCCACAGGAAACTGCCTCTGTACAGCCTAACGCTGCCGACATAGATGTCGGTGCCAAGGACATAAATGTCCCTGACAAAACCACTGAAAACGCCGCAGAGCTTGTTAAGCGCAGCACCAGTGAACTTGGCCTTGGTGAAACCGGTATAAACACTGCTGCAGATATGTTTAATGAGCTGGACGGATATGCGCCGATGGAGTATGTACAGGAATTTACTGCATTTTATAACTATGGCAAAAACGGTTACGGCTTTGACCAGGCACACAGCAATGTAAATGTATTGAACGACAATCAGAAACGTGCTGCATATAATGCCGGCTTTATGGATGCCGCAAAGGAAAAGGCAGCATTGAACAAAGCACCGGAAAAAGCTATAATTAAAAGAGCAAGAAAGGCTGATTGGAGTGCTCACGATGTTATCTGGCACGCAACAAATCCAAGAACAAAGAAAGATACTGTTATCGCTTACAGCACAACTGCTACAAGCGACTTGGTGACAACGTTATCGGAAGAATATCCAACGGCCACAATTAGCGAAGTTAAAGAAATGATAGGCTATGATGCAGATGCCAAAAAAGTGCTGCAGGCTTATATTGACAGCGGTTTTGGCAACACCGTTGCAAGTGATTTCTTTGCAAGGAATATAAAAACAACTGACAACGTAACCGAGGCTGTTAAGGAGGATAATTATGGCAAGCCAGACATACCTGAAATTTATGACGAAGGACGAATACTGGAACCTGACACATCCGGGCAGAGTGCTGGCGGATTACTGGACAGAATATCTGCCGAAGATGTGCGCACAGCTGAAGAAGGAAGGCAGACTGTATCAGACGATAGACCAGCTGGGCGAGGAACTGAGCGACCTGCAGGTGGAACTGATGAGGGACGGATATCCGGAGGACGGAGCTTGGGAGGTAGTGAAAGAACAGATTTACAGCCTTCCGCCAGAGAAATAACAAGCGAGGATAATAATTATGGCAGTGAAGAAACAATTTCCAACACCAGCGATGTTGGAAGCGCAGAAAAAACTGGCAAACAGAACGCCGGAACAGATAGCAGCAGACAAGAAAGCTGCGCGAGAAGAATTGTTGAGATATTACGGGGACGAAGAAGGGTTTCGCCGCCACATAGACAGGCTCGCAAAGGAAAACAAGGAATAAGTGAAACCCTTGACGCCTTTGAAGAACGAGCTGCGAAAGCCGGACTTTTCACATATATAGACGAAGATGGCACATCTTTTGCGTTTAAATATACTACAGAAGATAATATTTCTGAAAAGGCAAAGGGAGCGAAACGGAAGCTTGAAAACTGGGGTTTTGATGTTGTTGTGTTCGACGGAGAGTTGTGGCACAACAGTGACAACCTAACAAATAGTAGCAAGGATGCTGTTACCTGCCGCAGCCTGAATACGGTGTTTGTTTCCAACAATACTGTTATCGGCGGCGATGAAATTGCATATCACGAGGCATTACACCTTGCAAGAGGAACAAACAACGATTTCTACAGGAAAGTTATTGACATAATTGTTGATAATTCCGATTATGACAGTGCGGCATTTTCTGAATTTGTTAATGATATTGCAGACTTGTATGAAGTTGACGGAAGTGACCTGACAGATGCTGCTTTTGAGCGACAGATGCTTGAAGAAGTATACACTTGGTATGTCGGTACTTTATACTCCGATAACAAGGGCGCGATGTACAATTATATGCAGGCATTTTCTGACATTGAAACAGCATCTGCAGATATTGATACCGCATACAACAGTTTGCTTGTAAGCAAAGAAACAACACCTGTTGCAGAAGATACCGCGTCCCCTGCCCCACTTGCTGCAGATACTGTTGAAAAACAGATTGAGCAGAAAGCAGAACTGGCCACACAAGAAAATGACAAAGGCAATAACTTTGTGTACGCAGAAAAAGGCGGCATAAAAATACCGACCACTGAAAAAGCGCGTTTCAAGGCAAATGTTGATGCAATTAAAACATTGCGTAACATCAAAACTGAAAACAGACGCGCTACACCTGCAGAACAGGAAATTTTGGCAAAATACACAGGTTGGGGCGGTGTTACCAACGCCTTTGACGAAAACAAAGCCGACTGGGCAAAAGAAAGTAAACAGCTAAAAAAACTGCTTACTGCAGAAGAATATAAAACCGCAAAAAGCAGTATCCTTGATGCGTATTACACAGAACCGGAAATTATACGCAGTATGTATAAAGGCCTTGAAAAAATAGGCTTTAAAGGCGGCAGACTGTTAGAGCCAAGCTGCGGTACAGGCAGATTTATCGGCGCAATGCCGCAGGATATGCTTGGCAATGTAAAAAGCTGGTCTGCAGTTGAGCTCGACAAGATAACAGGCAGCATTACAAAATACCTTTACCCTAACGCTGATGTGCGTGTGCAGGGCTTTCAGGACGCCAATATTCCTGATAATTATATGGATTTGGTTATCGGTAATGTTCCGTTTGGTGATTTTGGTATAACAGACAAAGGTTTCCCTGCTGCAGTAACAAAACGCATACACAACTATTTTATTGCGAAAAGCATTAGAAAGGTGCGACCAGGCGGCATTGTGTGTGTTATCACCAGCAAAGGCACGTTGGATGCAGGCGGCACGGATGCACGACAGCAGTTTATGAAAGAAGCTGACCTTATCGGCGCAATCAGACTGCCGAACACAGCATTTAAAAGCACAGGCACACCTGTTGTGTCGGATATTCTTGTTTTTAAAAAACGTGAGGCCAACACACCGTATAAAGGTGAAGCGTTCCTTGATACACAGAGAGTGAACGCAGCTGACTATAGCTATTACGGCACAATGAACGAATATTTTGTAAATCATCCTGAAATGGTACTGGGCAAACCTGTAATGGAACGTGGCAGATACGGCAACGACCTTACTTATGTACCACTTGACAGCAAATACAGCCTTGGCGTGCAGATTGAACGCGCATTTGCAAAAATTACTGAAAAAATGGAATATCCTGCAGCACAGGACCAGCGCGAGTTTATCCGTGAGATTAAGGCTGCGAACAGCAAAACCAAAAACGGTGCTATTGTACATAAGGATGGCAAGTTCTATAAAAACACAGATGGTGTTTTGAAGGAACACAGCGTAAATATAAAAGATGCTGACCGACTGAAAGGTATTATCTCTGTGCGCGACGGCGCAAGACAGCTGCTTAATCTGCAGCTTGAAAACGCCAGTGAAAAAGATATAAAAGACAGCCGCAACAAACTGAACGAAGCGTATGATAGTTTTGTTAAAAAGTACGGCTACCTGAACGATAATAAAAACAAAAAACTTTTCGAAGCAGACAGTGAAAGACCTTTTATTCTGTCTCTTGAAAACAAAGACAAAGACACCGGCGCGGTTAAAAAAGCTGAAATATTCAGCAAAAATACTGTTACACCGATAAAGGTTGTTACCAGTGCCGATAGCGTAAGCGAAGGTTTAACAGTCTCACTTAATGAGTTTGGCCGAATTGATGTAAACAGAATTGCGGAGCTGACCGGTGAAAGCGTGCAGACTGTAACCGATGAACTTGTTGGCACAGAACTTGCATACTTTAACAGAAACGGCGACCTTGAAACCGCCGAACAGTATTTAAGCGGTAATGTGCGTGCGAAGCTGAAAGATGCAAAAGCACTTGCCGAGGGGGATGAACGATACAAACGCAACGTTGCTGCCCTTGAAAAAATCGTGCCTGCAGATATTGCTGCGGAAGATATCAAAGTGCGCCTTGGTGCTACTTGGATACCTGACGACATTTACAGCCAGTTTGCTACCGAAAAACTTGGTGGCGGTAAAGATTACCGCGGTAACTGGGATATCAGAGTAAGCTACAATAGACAGCTTGGCAAATTCTTTGTTGACACAAACAGTGCGTACCTTAAATACAGGCCTGAAAACACCACTGAATGGGGTACAAACGAAAGGCCACTTATAGGTAACGACAACAATTCCCTGCTGCTGGCTGCGCTTAACAACAAGCAGGTTAATGTTTATCGCAATCTGGATAAAGATACCAGAGTTATCGATAAGGATGCCACAAAAGCTGCGCAGGAAAAACTTGCAAAACTGCTGACTGAATTTCAGGAATGGTTGTGGCGCGACGAAAAACGCCGCACAGAACTGGGACAGATGTACAACGATATCTTTAATGGAACAGTTACACCGAAATACGACGGCAGCAACCTGACTGTTGACGGCATTACACCTGACCCTAACAGACAGATGCGACCACACCAGAAAAGTGTGGTACAGCGTATTATCAACAGCGGCGGCAATACACTGATTGCCCACCGTGTTGGTGCAGGCAAAACATACGAAATGAGCGCTGCAGCAATGAAACTGCGACAGCTGGGTATTGTTAAGAAACCGGTGATTATTGCACCAAACCACCTTGTAGGACAGTGGGGACAGGAATTTTTAAGTTATTTCCCTGCTGCAAAAATTTTGGTGGTGGAAAAGAACGATTTTTCTTCAGCTAACAGGAAACTGTTTGCAAACCGCATTGCTACAGGTGACTGGGATGCGGTAATTATGTCTTATGAGCAGTTTGAGGCCGTACCAATGAGCGATGCTTCACAGCAGGCTTTCTATCAGACACAGATTGACAACTTGGAACAGGCCATTATCGCAGCCAAACGAGCCGAAAACAAAGACCCAAGTATCCGAGATATGGAGCGCAGCAAGCGCAGCTTTGAAGAAAAGCTGAAAAAACTTGCGGCAAGCAGCAAAAAAGATAAAGACAATATCAGTTTTGAAGAACTTGGTATTGATGCTTTGTTTGTAGACGAAGCGCACAACTTTAAAAACCTGTTTTACACTACAAAAATGAATGGTGTAAGCGACCTTGGCAACAAAGAGGGTTCGGCCAGAGCATTTGACCTTTACAGCAAAGTGCAATATCTGCAGAAGCTGAACGGCGGACGCGGTATTGTGTTTGCAACAGCTACACCGGTTATGAACAGTGCTGTTGAAATGTACACAATGCAGAGATACCTGCAGGCGGACAAACTGGAAGCTATGGGACTGAGTACCTTTGATGCCTGGGCAAACCAGTTTGCTGATATTGCTGAAATTGACAGATACAAAGCAAGCGGTAAAGGCATTGAAACGAAACGCAGCCTTGCAAGATATAAAAACCTTGCTGAACTGCAACAGATGTTCCGCAGCTTTGCTGATGTTATTACCGATGCAGCTGACCTGCCATACCTTAAAATACCAAAAATGAAAGGTGGCAAACGCATTGTTGTAGAGTGCGAAGCCGGCGAGTTCCAGAAAAGCTTTATGGAAGAACTGGGGCATAGAGCTGAGGCACTGCGTGGAAAAGGCGGCAAATACAGCAAGGGTGACGACCATATCTTTAAGATTATGGGTGAAGGTAAAATGATTAGCTTTTCCCAGAAAATGATTAACCCAGATATGCCTTATGAAGCACGCGGCAAAATTATGGCCTGCGTGGAAAATGTTTACAGCATTTGGAATACAACAACAAAAGTAACAGGCAGCGGAAGCCACAAAGCGGATAAAGGCACACAGCTTATCTTCTGCGACAGAGGTGTTCCCGGTGGCACAGATGCAGAGCGTGGCGTAAATATTTATGCTGATATGAAAAATCTGCTTATCGGCCTTGGTGTGCCGGCAGAAGAAATTGCATTTATCCACGACGCAGACACCGACGCAAAGAAAACAGAACTGTTTAAAAACGTTAATGACGGTAAAGTGCGTATTCTGATTGGCTCGTCCAGCAAGATGGGTACAGGTATGAACGCCCAGAAACGCATTGTTGCCATACACGAACTTAACGCCCCTGACCGTCCGGGTGATTTGGAGCAGCTTGAAGGACGTGGATTGCGACAGGGCAACCTTAACGACGAAGTTGCAATATACGCATATATTACCAAAGGCACCTTTGATGCAAGCCAGTGGGACAGACTGAAACGCAAAGGCACATTTATACACCAGATTATGGCAGGAGAATACAGTGGCCGTGAAGCTGACGGTGACGGTGAATTTGCACTTGAAGCTGCAGAAATTGCAGCCATTGCAAGCGATAACCCACTGATACTTGAACATCATCAGGTAAGTGAAAAAATAAATACTCTTTCCAGCCTGCAGCGTGCCCACCTTAAAGCAGTGAACGACGCAACAAGGCGTATTGCAAAAACAAAGCAGGATATTGCGCAGTACAATGACTTTATTGAAAAGTTTACGGCAGACATCAATGTGAGAACTGACACCAGCGGTGATAAATTTCGCATTATTGTAGACGGCAAGACATACACCGAGCGTAAAGCTGGCGGTGATGCGCTTATAAGAAAAGCCAAAAGCCTTTTGAAAATGAGTGACAACGTAGAAAGCAACACTTTGGTCGGTAATTTTGCAGGGTTTAACCTTTATGTTACAAGCAAAGGTAATATGCTGCTTAAAGGACAGGCACAGTACCGCAAGGCTGTGAATATGGACAGCGCAACAGGTACAATAATGAGCTTGGAAGCGGCTGCAAAAGGCATTGATAAAATGCTGGAAGCAACCCAAAACGACCTTGCTGAAGCAAAGAAAGCTTTGCCTAAACTGGAAAAGGCCGCCGCTGCCCCATTTGAACACGCAGCAGAGCTGCAGCAACTGATTACAAGAGAAAACGAGATTATCTCTATCTTGCGACCAGAAAGTGAAAATAACCAGTATGTTGTTGACAGTGAAATTGAAGACAGCGGCAGTGACAAGCAGTATTCTCTTGAAAATGACAGCGACGAAGAACGCTGGACAGCTACACGCCGTGGCAAAGCCGATGTAAAGGTGAAGCCTATAAGCGAAATTATCGCAAAGGCAAGCCACGACTTTGGTTTCCATACAGGTGTTGGACATTTGCACAAAAAGAATGCTGCAGGACAGTTCAGCAAACGTGACAAAGGCATAAATATGAAAATTGCCAACAACCTGCCTACCTTCTGTCACGAATTAGGACACGCACTGGAAGACAGGCACAATATTCTTGCCGGCACAACAGAAGAAATGCGCAAAGAGCTGCTTGATAATTTTGCAGAGGATAAGAAAAATCTTTATCCAAAAAAAGAACAGCCATTTGAAGCTTTGGCGGAGTTTGTGAGAAAGTTTACACAGGACAGTGTGCAAGCCGCAGCGGATTATCCGAAATTCACCGATTATTTCCTTTCTGCACTTGGCGGCAAAGAACGTGCACAGATTGAAACTCTTGCAGACGGAGTAAATGCTTATTACTCTCTTGATGCCGATACAGCAACAAGCAGCATCAGACTGCGCGAGGAAAAAGCATCAAATTATAACACGTTTTTTGAAAAGGCCGCAGACAAATGGCATACATTTTATCAGCATTACGTTGACAGCAACCACGCAATAAAAATGCTTGACGATACGCTTGGTACAAATGTGTACCTGCGCGCAACCAATGCTGCATACGCAGAGAACAGAGTGGAAAGCATACTTAAATCAGACCTTGTTGACCGCAACGGCAAGTATGTGGGTAAAGGACTTAAAGCGGCCTTGCAAGGCATAAATACAGCCAACAAACAGGAATATAAACTGTTTGGTGAATATCTTATTGTGAAGCACGGACCAGAACGCTTGAAAGAGGGATTGCGTGTTTTTGCTGACGATAAGAAAAATACCGAAGACTGGATGCGCAAACGTCAGGAAGTACTGGAACAGGAATATCCTCAGTTCGTCGGAATTTCCGAACAGCTGTATGAATTTATTGCAAACTTTAACCGTGAGTGGGGCGTGAACGGCGGCATTATTGCAGAAGAAAGCTTTAACAGCTGGCAGAAACGCTGGAAATATTATGTTCCATTCAATCGTGCCGTGTATGACGATAAGGGCGGTCTGATGCGTGGCGGTGCTAAAAAAGGATACGGCAATCAGAATACACCATACAAAAAAGCTTTTGGCAGCGGCCGTGACTTTGTACACCCTGTTGACAATGTTATTGACAACGTTATCAAGATTGTAAACATAGCGCAGCGCAATGACGTTGCATTGTCTTTGACTGATGCAGCTCTTACCTATGGTGCTGATGCAGCGTTTATTGAAAAGGTGCCTGATGCAGTACAGGCCAAACACTTTGATATGACCGGTATAAAAGAAGATATGCGCGACCAGCTTACAGAAGCTGTGTTGACCGGCGAAGTGTCTGCTGGCAGCTTTGCGAGCGTTGAAGAAATGATTGATAATCTCGACGACGTACTTACACAGTACAGCCGAGGAAATTCCAAAGACCGTAAAGTTATCACCGTGTTGCGAGGCGGCAGACGTGAAGATTGGAAAATCAATGAC